GCTGGTATCGGCATTAACGCAGGACGTATCAGAGGAGTCAACTCAAAAATCAGAGGAGGAGAAGTTGCACACACAGGTGTAGTTCCGTTCCTTAAAAAGTTCGAAGCAACTGTTAGATGTTGTACACAGAATGGTGTACGTGGCGGAAGTGCTACAACACATTTTCCTTTTTGGCATCAAGAGATTGAAGACATCCTTGTACTAAAGAATAACAAAGGCACAGAAGACAATCGTGTACGTAAGTTAGATTATTCTATACAACTTAATAAAACTATGTATGAAAGATTGTTAACCAGCGGCAACATAAGCCTTTTCTCGCCGCACGATGTACCAGGCTTGTACGAAGCATACTTTGGTGACCCAGATGCATTCCAAGAGATGTATGAAATGTATGAACGTAAAACAAGCATTAAGAAAAAAGTTATACCTGCAATGGAACTGTTTTCAGCACTAATTAAAGAACGTGCAGAAACAGGACGTATCTATATTATGAATGTAGATCATTGTAATACACACAGTTCATTCAAAGATAAAGTTTATATGAGTAACTTGTGTCAAGAGATTACATTGCCAACAAAGCCACTACAACACATTGATGATGAAGAAGGCGAAATTGCATTGTGTATTCTAAGTGCTATTAATGTTGGTGTACTCAAAGATCTAGATGACTTAGAAGAACTATGTGATCTTGCAGTTAGAGCATTAGAAGAAATTATTGACTATCAGAAGTATCCAATCAAGGCGGCAGAGATTAGTACAAAAGCAAGACGCTCGCTTGGTGTTGGTTACATAGGACTAGCACACTATCTTGCAAAGCATCAGTTGGCATACAGTCACAAAAGAGCTTGGAAGAAAGTACACGAACTTACAGAAGCATTCCAATACTATTTGCTTAAAGCAAGTAATGAACTTGCCAAAGAGCGTGGTGCTTGTGAATATTTCCCACAAACTAAATATAGTGACGGCATACTTCCTATTGATACATACAAGAAAGAAGTTGATGAACTAGGAGAATTTAAGTTAAAGTATGATTGGGATACTCTTCGCACAGACATACAACAGCACGGTTTACGGCACAGCACATTGTCCGCACAGATGCCTTCAGAGAGCAGTTCCGTTGTGTCGAACGCAACAAATGGAATCGAACCACCTAGAGGCTACTTGTCCGTTAAGAAAAGTAAAAAAGGGCCTCTTAAGCAAGTTGTTCCGCAGTATACTACACTAAAGCAACATTACACACTACTATGGGATATGCCAAGTAACGAAGGTTATATTAATATTGTAGCAGTGATGCAAAAGTTCTTTGATCAAGCCATAAGTGGTAACTGGTCATATAATCCTACGCACTTTGAAAATAATGAAGTGCCTATGAGTGTTATGATAAAAGATTTACTCAATACGTATAAGTATGGATGGAAAACTTCTTATTATCAAAACACATATGACTACAAAACAGATGGTGATATGGTAGAAGAAGTAAAACAACAACCACTTGCTAGAGAAGAATTTGCAGGTACAGATGAGGAGTATGAAGAACATTGTGAAGCATGTGCAATTTAGAGGTTGACATTGCATATATACAATGCTATAATACAAAGATAGGATTAGAGATAGAGGAAACAAATGGCTAAGACAGTATTTAATCAAGACAAAGTAGACTTTACAAAGAGCACAATGTTCTTTGGACCAGATCAAAACACACAGAGATATGATGTGTTTAAATTCCCTGAATTTGATAAACTTAACCAAACAATGCTTGGTTATTTTTGGAGGCCTGAAGAAGTTAGTTTGCAAAAAGACAGAGCAGACTTTGCTGAGTTCAGACCAGAACAGAAACATATTTTTACAAGTAATCTAAAATATCAAACATTACTTGATAGTGTGCAAGGGCGTGGTCCTAGTTTGGCTTTCTTGCCACACGTATCACTTCCTGAACTAGAAGGTTGTATTGTTACTTGGGATTTCTTTGAAACTATTCATTCACGTTCTTATACACACATTATGAAAAACGTGTATGCAGATCCAAGTGAAGTGTTTGATACAATCTTAGATGACAAAGAAATACTTAAACGTGCAACCGCAGTAACAAAGAACTACGATGCATTTACAGAAGCGGCTGATGCTTTTATTCATCGCAAAGAAGGTAACATGCGTGATGTTAAGAAGAAACTTTTCTTAGCAATGCACAATGTAAACATCCTTGAAGGATTGCGTTTCTATGTTTCATTTGCTTGTACATTTGCATTTGCTGAAAGTAAAGTAATGGAAGGAAGTGCAAAAATTATTTCATTGATTGCAAGAGACGAAGCAACACACTTAAACCTATCAACTTCTATTCTTAAGAATTGGATTAAAGGACTAGATGATAAAGAGTTCCAATCTATTGCTAAAGAGTGTGAAGAAGAAGTATTAGATATGTGGCGTACTTGTGTCGATGAAGAAAAGGCATGGGCTGACTATTTGTTTAAGGACGGAGCAATTATCGGACTTAACGAAGAGTTACTATATCATTATGTAGAGTATATTGCTAACCGTAGGCTAAAAGCACTTGGTTACAAACCTATCTATGATCGTCCACTTAATACTAACCCACTACCTTGGACACAACATTGGTTGAGTTCGTCAGGATTACAAGTGGCTCCACAAGAGACTGAAGTAGAGTCATACATTATTGGCGGTATCAAACAAGATGTAGATAAGGATTCACTTAAAGGATTTAAACTATAATGCAAGAAGTAGTAATTTATAGCAAGCCACATTGTCCTTCATGCGTAAAGGCAAAGGCTGTATTTGACGGCATGAATGTCAAATACAAAACATTAACACTAGGCACTGATATTCAACCTAGTGAACTAATGGCACTCTTTGAAGAAAAAGGATTGCCAGCACCAAGAACTGCTCCACAAGTTTTTATAGGTGATCAACATATAGGAGGTTATGAACAATTACTTTCTTATATTGATGCAACCGGATGGAACGGAACAGGATCAAGTTTAGGATAAAATATGTTATTAGAAGCAACTTATAAAGACGGCGATACTATTAGCTTCAAAACTGTAGCAGGTGAAGAAGTTGTGGCTCGCTTAATTAAGAAAGAAAAAGATTCAATGAGAGTAAAGAAGCCGATGGCTCTTACTATGACTAAAGAAGGTGGAATTGGCTTGGTGCCATTTACCTTTACTGTTGGCCGCGATAGCGAAATAGATGTTAACTTAGGATCTATAGTGTTTATTGCTAAAACTGAGAAAGCAATGGCAGACCAATACATTGAATCAACAACCGGCATAAAGATGAACTAAGGAGGTTATAAAGATGTCAGAACAATCAATTCACGAACAAATAGTAAGCATGTATGAAACATACATTGCAGAGAATGAAAAATTTGAAGGCGGCACAAAAGCGTCAGCGGCAAGAGCTCGTAAAGCATTAGGCGAAATGGGTAAACTTGCAAAGGCAAAACGTGCTGAGATTCAAGAAAAAAAGAACAATATGTAATAAATATTACAGGGCGTGGTTTGTCTACGCCCTGTATACACAAAGAAGGGCAGTAAATGATTAATCAGGGCAAATTAAAATGGTACAATCACGTTAAGGGATATGGATTCATATCACGTGACGAAGGTCAAGCAGACCTGTTTGTACATATATCAGAGTTCAGAAAATCAGGTATAAAGAAAGTTGTTGAAGGTATGGTTGTTGAATACACTATAGACGATCATAACGGAAAACCTGTAGCAGTTGATGTTAAAGTAATCCATACACCAGAACAGTAGAAAGGAATAGTCCATTGGGCATGATTGAAAGTTTATTTGTGCTTTGGGGACTGTTCATTAAACACGCGATTGCAGATTTAGCAATACAATCTTTCAGAACACCAGGAGATAAAAGCAACCTTAGAAATCCTAAGGGTTGGATCCATGCGTTTGACCATTCTGCACTAACATTCGTTGTTATAATCATAGCAACATTAAATTTTACAAATGCATTACTTATTGCACTATTAGATTACGTTTTACATTTTTTAATTGATTACATAAAAACAGTTATAATTAAAAAGTATCAATGGAACATAGATAGTAGAAAATATTGGATTGCACAATCAATTGATCAAATGGCACACTTTAGTTGTTATTTAATTTACGTTCTTCTCTTGACATCTACCTAAAAAGACTGTATAAATATAATCGTAACGTTGAAGCAATTCAAACGCTAGACAGGACCTGGGGGCAGTACCCAGCAGGTCCACCATAAACACACGAGGCTTTATGTCTAAGAAAGAATTTGATAGGATAAGGAACGCTTATATCAAAGTCTATGGCACTAGATGGAAAGAATATTTCGTGAAACATTACTGGTGTGTTTATGATGGGCCTGAACTAGGATCGACTGGTAGTTAATAGATATTGTGGAGTTATCCGGATCTAAGCTCGGTTAACGCGAAGAAACTTTACAAATGCAAACGCAACTGTAAACAACGGCGAATTTACTTTCGTGAACTTCGGTGCACTTAATGACTTCGCTGTCAATGAGGATTTTGCCCTAGCGGCATAATCGCTCGGGGTTGGCCACTTACCTTGCAACAGAAAAGTGGCACTTTTTTTTGGCTGAATTTCAATAAATACATACATAACCAAGGAGGGTTATGAAGTTACATAAAACTTTCGTAGCACATGAAACACAACCGAAGAAAACAAGTATAGGAAATAATCACAGTAGAACAAAGTTTAGTTCTATGAACAAAAGTAAGAAGCGTTCTTACAAAAAGTATAAAGGACAAGGGAGATAACAATGGAAATGTTCGTTTTAGTTTTAAGTATGTGGGGTAAAACTGCATTAGGAGAATGGTTATACATAGGAAACCAATATGCATTTAATACACCAATGACGCAGATGGAATGTGAAGAGTTAATTGACAGACGTTCGTGGTCGCATAACTTAACAAACGAATTTTATCGTATACAATTTGACTGTATGCCCGAAAGTAGTGAAATACAGGAGTAACAAATGGCAAAAGAAGCTGACGATCAAGGTAAACTAGAAGTAAGTGTTCGTATATTAGGTAACGAACTTATTGGTCTTAAAATGGTGGTAGACGATTTTAAGATGAAATGGTTAGTACTAGGTGTAGTAACCATTGTAGCATTAGGTTGGGCAGGTAGCACATTTGGTCCTGCACTATTTGATATGGTGGGCGACAATGTTAAGTAAACAATGTAAACTCCATTTAGAAGAAGTCGGTCAAACACCTTTACAACATATGAAGCAGGCACTCACAACTGCAATTAGATTACAACTGCTAGTGCCTGCTTTACTCATACACAGCATTGCACCTAGATTTTTTACAAAGACAGCAACAAATGTAATGAAAGACATATTGGACAAAAGAAAATGATGTTTCTTTTTTGGCTCGGACTTAGTTGTGTAACAATTCTAGGCCTTGGCATTTATTTTAGAGAACACTTAAGACAATACATAGGTTACTATATGATACCTTTGTGTTTGTTTGGAGCATATGCAGGATGGAATGATGACGGATGGATTATGTTATTAATGATTCCTGTTATACTTTGGAAAGTTCCGC